CGTGCGTGATGGTGTAGTCGACGAGCCGCGAGGACTCCATGATGAGCGCATCGGTCACGAGGTTGTAGAAGCGCACATGCGGCTGTAAGCCGTAGATCTGATGCGCCGTCATGGCCCGGCCTGCCAGTCAGTGAGACGGTCGAACGTCAGTGTGAACCTGTATGAATACGCGTGCCCCGACGTGATGTCCGCGGGGATGCCTCGACAGGAGCACAGCGCCTTCTGGCTCGTCGTAGCCGTGCCGTCGTTATACACCGTGAGGTAGCCCACCTGACCGCTGACGCCGGCGACGCCGCCCAGCGTGTAGGTCCTCGCCAAGGCGTCCTGCATGGCCTGGATCTGCTGAACGACGCTCGTGTACGCCGCCTGCTCCGTCAAGCCCGCCGCCGCCAGCACCAGCACCTCGAATTGCATGCTGGTGTCGTCGTAGGGCGCGGCCGACAGCCCGTGCTGCCGGTACGGGTACGGCTGACCGGTCAGCGCCAGGTCCTTGACGTAGCTGTTCGGGGCTTTTTGCACCGCCGTCGTCTTCGTGGGGTCGAAGGTGATGGCGCCGAAGCTCTTGAGCCCTCCCAGGGGTGTGCCCATGCTGCTCTATGCCTCTCTGTCCCTGGCTCGTCTTTAACCCAGTGTCGCCAGGCGCGGGCGCCCGGTCAGCCGGAGCGGGTCCGTCGCCGGGATAAGGGGGCCGCGGCCGATGCCGCCGACGAGCGCCCGCACGCCGTCGCGCGTCTGCGTGCCTACGACGATGAGGGCCTCATCCTGGTCGTACTTGCGCTTGTAGTAGTCAGCCTGCGTGCGGGCGGCGTCGCGCTGCTCGGTCAGCAGGCGGATAATCGCCGCCTGCCCCGTGTCGCCGGCGGAGCCGAAGGCCGCGGTGGTCGTGCCGAACTCGGCGGCCTGACCGGGCGTCGTGCGCGGATAGAGGCCGTAGGCCCCGCGGGCCAGGCCGGAGGCGCGCGGCGCGACCAGCGCGAGGCCGCGGCGCTGGGCCTGGTCGAGACTAGCCGTCAGGCTCGCGCCCAACGAGGTGGCCATCTGGTCGGCCAGCGCCTTATTCCCCGTGCGCGCGACCTCATACCGGCGGTCCAGGTTGACGATGCGCGCGATATCGGCCAGGGCGGCCGGCCGATTGCCGGCGCGCTTATCGGTGCCCTCCTGGCGTTGGGCCACGGTCAGCCGGCCCCGGAGGTCAGTCAGGAGCGCCGTATGGGCGACGCGCTGGGCGTGCGCCCGGGCATGGGCGGCCATGACCGCAGCGTGGTGCGCGAGGACCTGGGCGTGGTGCGCGGCGCGCTGGGCGATGACCGCGCCGTGGTGGCGGATCGCGTCAGCGCGACGGGCGGCATGGGCCGCGACGAGCGCGGCGTGATGCCTGATCGCCTCATTGTGGTGCTGTACGCGCACCTGCTGCGCGGCGGCGTGGTGGCGAATCGCATCGTTCCGCCCGTGTTCGGTCGACGAGAGTTGCGCACGGAGCACGTCGATGTGCGCGCCGCCCTTCAGTCCCGGCGTCCCGCGCTCCGCTTTTTGTAGCGCGGTGATGGCTGCTGTGACTTGTGCCATAGTGGCCTGGTGGCCCTTGTAGAGCGCCTCGACGACGCGGTAGTGAGTCAGCGCCGCGTCGTAGCTCGTCTTGTCGGGCTTGCCTCCACGCATGATGTCCTGCGCGCGCCGCCGGCCGGCGTCGTCGAGGCGGGACACATCGCCCGACGATCCCGGCGCCGGAGGTCCGAACACACCGTACCCGCGTGGGACGGGCGGCCCGATGAAGGGTACACCCGCGCCAGTCACGTGTCGTCCCTGCCCGTTGCGTTCCGCGAACAGGCGTAAGCGTGCGTCTACGACCGCTCGATGTGGATACGTGGTGGCGACGGTCGGACGCGCCGACGGTCGGCTATCGGCATAGGCTTTGGCCGCCGCGAACGCACCCGTGATCTGGTCGATACCGAAAGTGCTGACCTTCTGGCCCAGCAGACTGAGCAAGCCGCCGATGCCCTTGGTCAGATTGCTTACCTGATCCGCGATCCCGCCGATGGCCTTCCCCATCGTGTTGGTGAATGAGGATGCCGCGTCCGTTAGCCCGGCCGGCAGCTTGGAGCCCAGGAAGGCCAGGAAACCCGTGCACTTGTCCCATAGACCCTGTACGACCTTCGAGGCACCGTCGATCGCGCCATGTAGTGTCCCGCTGAACGCGCCGGCGGCCCGGCCCACGGCCGGGACAAGCGTGCCACCCATCCAGCCGACAAACCGCGTGCCGAGGTCCCACAGGGTGTGCACGATAGCGACGCTGGCCTTGACTTGCACCACCCACACGGTCAGGAAGATCCCAGATACGGTGCGGATGGCGGGACCGAACGTGTGGGCGAGGAAGGTCGCGGCCGTCGTAACCATGGAGAGGAATTGGCCGGCGTGCTGGTGGGCAACGTCGATGGCCCCGGCGAAGACGCGCTGGGCCGCGTTAGCTACCAGGCTGAACACGGGACCCAGGTTGCCAGAAAGGAACGACCACAGGTTGTTCACCAGGTCGTGGAAGCCCTTCACATGCGTGTAGGCGTAGATGACCCCACCCACCAGGCCCGCGAGCGCCAGTGCCACGATCCCGATTGGGTTAGCGTCCATAACGATGTTGAAGGCGATCTGCACGCCCTTGGCGATACCCAGCACGCGGTTATAGGCCGTGAAGGCGAGGACCATCGGCCCGATGATGGCGGCGACGGGCTTGAGGACGTTGAACAGGAAGCCGATCTGTTGCGCATGGGCGCGCACGAAGCCCGCGCCCGTCCGCGCCGCCGTGCTCATGGCCGCCAGCGCCCCCTGGAGGGTATGCAACGCAGCGGGGCCACGCGCGGACGCCCACGCGGTCAGGGATTGAAGCGTCGGCAGGAGCGCGTTGCCGATGGCGATCTTCGCCAGCTGTACCTGATTCTTGAACGTGCCCATACTGAATGCGGCCGTTTTCTGGCTGGCCGCGTAGGCCGCCGCCGTCGGGCTTGCTCCTTTCTGGACGTTGTTCAGGCTCGTCAGGATATCGCGGTAGTCCTTGGTTCCCGTGCCGGTCAGCAGCATCGCGCCCAGACCGCCCCGGAGCGCCGGCACGAGCTTGAATATCTCCGCCGTGTTGCCGCCCGTCGCCGCCTTGAGGTCGTTCATCACGCCGGTCAGCCCACGCGTGCGCAGGCCGGCTGCCGTGAAGTCGTTGACCAGGTTCACGCCGGTCTTGAGCGAGAGGGCGGCGATCTCCTTTTGCGCCGATTGCGCCGGGTTGACGATTTTCGAGAAGAGGCCCACCAGCTGGGTGTTGGCGTCGCGCAATGACTCATGGCGCGAGAGGGCGGAAAGGGCGGCCGTGACCGTGTTCATGGAGATACCGAGGTTCGCGGCCATGTCGATAGACCGCGCTCCGCCCGAGGTGAATTGCTCGAGCGTGGCGTTACCTTGCGCGGCCGCGAGGTGCAGGACATCCATCGCGTGGGCTGCGTCGATCCCCCGCAAACCATACTCGTGCATCGCGTTAGCGAGCGTGTTGGCGACACCGGCCACTTTGGTGTGCGTGGATACGGCCGATTCCATGGCCGCGCGCAGGATGAGCTGCGTGTCCTTGGCGTTGTTACCGTAGTTGCTGATGTGCATGTAGGCTTGCGCGAGGTCATCCAGCTGAGCCGGGGAATGGGCGGCCAGGTCGGTGATGCTCGCGCGCATCTGAGCCAGGCCCTTGACCCCAAGTGTGGTATTGTTCGCCACGCTCTGTGTCATGGAGTTGAAGCTGCTTGCCGCCTTGATCGATGATCCGGTTAAGGCGACGGCCGCGCCTGCCCCAGCCATGGCCAGCAGGCCGCCCATGCCCGCGAGGGCGCCCCCGCCACCCATGCCCCGCCCGGCGTGCGCCTCCTGACTCGCGGCATTCTTGCGCACAGCCATGACGCGCTGGCGGTTCGCGGCGTCGATGGCCGCCACGTCGCGCATGGCCCCGGCCCGAACCGCTTCCGACGCCTGGAGAGCGCCGGCACGCACCATGGCGACCTGCTCACGCGTCGTGCGGGAGGTCGTCGACAGTTGTTGAGCGGCGCCGTCCCGCACGGCCCGAATCTGAAGCCGCGCGGCGTCTTGCGCGGCCCGATCCTGGCCCCGTGCCGCGTCCTGGAGGGCGAAAACTTGCTGTTGCGCGCTCAGACGTGTCTGTGCGAGTCTCTGCCGCCCCGCGTCCGCGACAACCGCCGTATCGCGCGTGGCGGCCTGCGCAATGGCCACGGATTGCTGGTACGCGCCCTCGCGGGTCGCGGCTACCTGGCGCGCGGCCTCCATGCGGAGCGCGTTCGTCTGTTCCGCCGTCGCGTCGCGCACACGGGCGATGTTGCGGCGCGCGCCCGCCACGCCCGCCGCGGTCAGGTCACGGGCGACAATAGAGAGAAAGAGGGACGATGTGTAGCTTGCCATTGGCCCCTGTCCCTCCCTCGTTTCTCATGGTCCGTCGTGCTAGCTTTTGTCGTGCAGCGCCGCGATCGCGTCCGCCTCGGCCTCGTCCGCCACGGCTTTATACAGGAGAATCCGGTCCAGCCGAGGCCCCTGGGTCCGCATCACCCGGTCGATCTGGTCCAGCGTCCAGTGCGCCTCGAACACCAGCAGGTAATCCCGCCGTGTCTCCCGCGCCAGCCGGCCCACCTGCCGCGGGAGCTTGTTCTTGCACAATAACTGGAGCTGCAGACGGAAACGTGGCGCCCAGTGGGGTCGCCTCGTCGGTCACCGCGGCCTCTTTGATGATGTCCTCGAGGCCCGCCTTGCTTGCCTGCTCGATGATCGGGCCGGCGTACCCTTGGGGCAGCGCCCGGACCATGTCCCACGTGAGCGGGACGATCGCGCCCGGCTCGCCGGCCGCCTCCTGCGCCTCGGTTGGCGCGTCTCGGAGTGTCCAGTCCTGAACGTACTCGAAGACGACGGCGCTGTTCCACAGGCCAGCGTCGCTGTACTCCTGGGCAGCGGCCTGGCGCTCCTCCTCTTCCATCGTCAGGAGCTTGGCGCGCACGTCCTGGGGCATGGTGTTGGAGCGCGTCTGGATGCGCGCGAACATCTCGGCGGTGAAGGCCGGCTTGAGCGTGACGGTCTCGCCCTCATCCCAGCCGGGGGCGCGGAAGATCCGCGCCATCTTGCGCGTGTTGAACGCGGGCATACTGTGTCCTCTCCCGTCCCGTTAGGCGGTGGCGTAGACGGTGTTATCGCCGTTGATGACCGTCAGCGTGAGCGGGACGATCGCGGCCGCGTGATCCGTCATGAACTCGAAGTCCTCGACCACGGTACCCGCACTCGGGGTCTTCCACCCGTGCTTGGGCACGAACGCGCCGGGAATGGCCAGGACGACCGAGCGGGCCGGGGTGTTGCCCACGCCGAACTTGATCAAGCCGGGTGTGGGCGCCGCGGCCCTGAAGGCGTTGTAGGCGTCCGCGTTGCGGAAGATCTTCGTCGCCTTGGCCGTCACATTCGCCTCGGTCGGCGTCAGATACGTCGGCAACCCGTTGCCGCCGGCCCCGTAGAAGCGGTCAAGGGTGAACATCCACGACACCTCGATGTCCTCGACGTCGACCGAGGTCTGCGCCGCGTCCGTCTGGAGCTGCGAGGGCTGCAGGTCGGTCGCGCCGTAGGTGTAGTCCTGCAGGTAGACCGGGACGAGCGGGGCGTGATCGGCCGGACGCTTGATCCCCTCGAAGTCGCCCTCGAGGTAGGCCACCTGCTTGCTGTTGAACGTCAGCTTGCCGCCTTTGCAGAGCATGCCGGCGTACACCTCGCACTGGCCGGCGCGCTGGATATAGAGTGTGATGAACTTGGGCCGGGTGATGGGCATGGTGTGCGTGTAGGGCGCGGCGGCGCCCGTCAGGGTGTCCATGAACCCACACTGCGCGAGAAAGGACATGACGGCCACATCGGAGAGCGGGACCTTGACCTTGCCGACCACTTCGCCGTCCTTGTCGGTCACGCGTTGCTTGTTGAAGATCGAGCCCACGGCCAGGTTTTCCGTGGACCGCTTGGGGTCGAAGCTCCCCTCGAGGCTGTCGGGGTCGACGGCCAGGAAGATGGTCGGCGGGACGGCGACGCCGGGCGCCGCCTGGTTCTCGACGCCGAAGCCGACGACGGTCTGCGCGCCGCCGGCGGGATTGAATGTTGCTCCGGGCATGATGATGAGCCTCCTGGGTCTGGGTTATCGGTCGGTCGGTGAAGTGCGGTGTGGCGTCGTGCCCCGTGAGTTAGGCGGGGTTCGTGGGCAGAGCGGCCTCGTGGGCAGGCTCGGCTACCGGCTGCGCCCCCACACCGGGCAGCGCCACCGTGGGCGCGGGCAGCGGGTCCGGGGCGCTCGGGGCAGTCGGGGCCAGTGATGTGGGCTCGGTCGGGGCCGGGGGCGCGCTCACGTCCGGTGTCGGAGTCGGAGTCGGGGCAGGCGCCGGGGCTGGGGCGTCGGCGATCTCGAAGAGCCCCGTGGGCAACAGCGCGGCCACGGCATCATCGAGGTCCTCCACCTGACCCGGCCGCCAATTCTGTCCCAGTGTGGGCAACTGGACCGGGCTGTGATAGGTGAACGTCACGCGTTTCATGGACGTGCTCTCCTTAGCTGTAGACGGTATGAGTCGGATTCTCGATGACGCTGATGGCGCCGTAGCAGCCCATGTAATCGCGGCCGCGGTACTGGACGTAGGGTCCGAACTGGCCGTGCACCACCTCGATCACATGGCCGGCCGCCACGGCGCCGGGGTTGCCGCCGGCGTCGAGCAGCTTCTGTGCGCGCACGTGGTCAAAGATCGCCTTGAGCTGGTCGACGCGGCGCACGATCTGGCGCGCGACCTGGTCGGGCGGCTGTTGCTGCTCGCTGGCCAGTCGCTCCAGGAGGACGAATGAGTACAGGTTGGGCTGGCCGTCCTTGTTGCCCCGGACCGCGCCCTCCTGCACCACGTAATCGCGCCACACGTTGAGCACGAGACACGGATAGGCCATGGTGCGGTCCGGCTGCGGATAGGCGTAGACCGTGATCGGCGACAAAGCCGGCGTGGTCGCGGCCGCCGCGCTGGTGAGTCCCGCCTGGATCGTGCTGGCCAGCAGATCAAGTGTTGCCTCGACGGTGGGCATTAGAGCACCCGTCCGGCAAGGTCCAGCGATGCGGCGAGCGCGCCGGCCTCCGCGTCCAGAAATGCCGCAAAGCCCCGCTCGAGCAGGCTCGGCTCATGGTCGAGCGCCGCGACCAGGTCGGGGTTGGCGGTCGTGCCCGGGTGCTGCACCTCGCGCGCGAACGCGGCGCCTCCCTCGCCCTGCCACGCCAGCGTCGTCCCGGTGCGGGGACGGATGGTATGCGGCGCCGTGCCGGTGACGAGGTAGGCTGTTTGCGGCGCGGTGTTGACGATGGTGTAGTCGCCGCTCCCGTCGCGGACCGCGCTCCAACTGTCGGCCGCGTGGGGCAACGTTTCCCCGGTCTGTGGGTCCGTGCGCTCAGGCCCTCGGGGTGTCGCGTGGGCCAGGCGCGTCGCGCCCTGACGAGCGAGGATACCGGCGCGCCTTGTCATGCGGCCGGTGATGGCCTCGCCCTCGCGGCGCAGGATCGTCTCGACAGCGGCCAGGCCGGGCGCGTCCAGCGTGATGCGCACGGCGCTCACAGCGCATCCCCCGTCAGGTCGAGATGTAGCAGGGCGAGCGGCGCGGGCTCCGGGTGGACGGCGTGCACTTCGAGCCCGAGCTCGGTCGGCAGCAACGGAATGCCGTCGATCTGCGTAACCAGCACGTAGTCGCCGCGACGCCAGTCAGCGGTCGGCGCGTCGTAGATCCGCGCGGTGATGAGGATGCCCGTCGGGTCGAGCTTGTCGTCAGCGCCGGCCCAGGCAAACTGCACGCGCCGCTGGCCCCCGACCTGTTGGCCGCCGCGCAGGCACGTCACCGTCGCGTTGGCGTGGAGGTACGCGAGGGAGCCGTCGGCCGTCGTGACCTGGTAGCAGACCACCTGGCGGTCGAGTTCGATCGTGCGCGGGGCCAGGATCTCGATCGCCGCGTACACCGTACCGCCAATGGTCAGGCGGTCGAGATGGCGCACGTCCGTCCCCGCCGGCAGATGCGCGAGCCAACGCGCCTCGCTCAGTGGAACGGAGCCTGGACCGGGCGTCGCCTGCACCTCGCCGACGTACGGCTGCACGCGCGCCGCGACCGTGGCCACGGCGACGCCGGCACGATTGATGACGCACGTGGCCGTCAGAAAGCGGGCTGCCCGTCCCTGCAGGCGCGCGATCTCGCGGGCCGAGAGGCCGCCTGTCGCCGTGGTCATCGTCGATACCTCCAGGGATGCGCATACGGGCTGCCGGTAAACAGGGGTGAGCTCGCGTCCGCGTACCCGGGGTAGACCGGAGGCTGCGCCGTGGTCGCGTCCATCATGCCGGCGGCATGCCCCGTGCTGGCGACGGCGATCCCCTCCACGCGCTCGATCTCGACCTGTGTCGCGGCCCGCATCTGGAGCAGGAACTTGAAACGATCGGACTGGATGTCCTGCAGGTCACCCTGCATGCTGAAGGTCGTGTTTTCGCGTTCCTCACCGAGCTTGATGTCGATGAGCGCGCGCTTGGTGTACAACCCCTGGAGCGCGGGAGCGATGAGCGCCCTGGACGCATAGGCGCTCCACAGAACGCCGACGACCGCCGGAAGCAGCGTCCCCTCGGGGTCGCCCACCTCACGCACGATCTGCGCCTGTGTGTCCTGGTCGCTCATCGCCTATCCCTCTCCTCGCGGTGTGTCGTCGGCCGTCGGGGTCAGGCCGTCAGGCCGCCGGCGGGGTCGCGGGCGGCGTCGACGCCGCCGCGTGCGCCTGCTCAAGCGCCTGCCGGGCCACGTCGGCCGCTTCCTTCTGCTGCGTTTGGGCCTGGGCAAGCTGCTCCTTGAGGTCGGCAATCTGCGTCTTGAGCTTGTCGGCGACCTCCTGCGACTTGTCGGGATCGCCGGCGGCGAGGTCGGCCTCGCTCGGCAGGTCCTCGCGGCGGGTGATCACCTGGCGGTCGTGCAGCACGGAGCCGCCGGCGTCGATCACCGCCTCCATCTCCGCGCGTGTTATCGTTGCATTGGCCACGCTGGCCCTCCTTCTGACTGCCCTACTGGGTGTCCTATCCTGTTTGGTCGGTGGTATCAATACTGGCTGAGGCGTCCGGTCCCCCATCCCCAAGCGGTGGATCGGCCACGATCGCCAGGGCGGCGGCCTGGCAATCGCTCTGCCACTGCGGGACGCCGCGCCCGTCGGGTGGGACGGACGGATACGCGTACTGTGTCGGCGCCCCCGTATCGGGGGTGACGGTGACGATCAGGAGACCCCCACTGACGACGCTCTGTGCGGTTGTAGCCACGGACATGTCCTCTCTATCGGCTCGTCATCACGGCGGCCGTCGCGTTCGGCGGGTGGGCCGTCTGCGCATCCGTCAGCGCCGTTGCGGCGGCCTGGCACGCCGACTGGTAGGTCGGTAGGTCCGCGTATCCAGCCGGCGCCATATTGCGGAAGCGTGGCACAACGGCGGCCCGTCCGGCCGGCTGGACGGTGATGTGGTAGTGGCCACCCACGACGGCTGTTGTCTGGACCGTTGATGCCATCAGATGCGTCCTCTCGTCTCGTCTCGTGGCCCTTAAGCCAGGCTCTGGTAGGCCAGTGAATAGGTCCAGCTATCCGGGGTCGCGGGCGTCAGCGCGACAGACCAGACGCGCGGCAGGCTGAGGCCGGCGCTGGCGGGCGCCCCGTTCTTGGTCGCCGCGGCCACGGACGCCGCGCCAGGGACCAGCAGAAAACCGTAGACGCCCGTGACGGCATTGGCCGCGGCTGTCGCGCTGATCGCCGTCGGCGCGAAGAGCGGGACGAGCGCCGTGCCTGTCACCGGCTCAACCGCGTTGACCACCAGCGCCAGGGCGGCCGCCGCGTTGGCGGGTGAGGCCGTAATGTTCAAAAAGAGGAGCACGCCGCGCGCATCGGTATTGACCTGCGTCGCAATGGGCGGCGCCACCGTCCGCGGCCCGGGGGGGGCCAGCACGGCCTGCATGTTGTTCATCACGAGGTCGAGCGTGGCCCCATTGTATTTTTGCTGCACGGCGCCGACCATACTTGCCGCGGGCACGGCCAGGCCATTGGACAGCACCACCGGCGGCGTGGCGGTCACGGCCGCCGCCGCGGCGATCTGCGCATCCGTCGGCACCTGTGCGGGTGTCGTGAGGATCTGTCCGTTCCAGTACACGACGCCGCCACCCGCAATGATTGCGGCCATCGCGGCGCTCGTCAGTTGAGCCATGTCGTTATCATCCTTTCACGGGGAGAGCAGCCGAGACTGATCCGCTGTTCTCCCCTCTCCCCTGTCCCCTGTCCCGTGTCCCGTCAGGCTGCTTAGAACGGCACGCCGACGGCGATGCTATCGACGAACGCGCCCACCGTCATGCAGGCCGTGCTCTGCAGGCGGTGCTTCCGGGGGAAGCCACGGGCCACGCCCCAGTAGGTGATCTGCGGCGGGTTGAGGTCACTCGTGGCCGTCGCGTAGGCTACCGGCCCGCGCTGGGGCCCGCCGAAGCGCCCCACGATGTTCGTCGGCGTCAGGCTGCTCACGATGGTCTCGGTGACGACGCCATTAGCGAAGTCGTGCACCATCGGGTCGTTGTCGTCCGCCGAGGAACTGAACGCAACTTTGGTGATGGGGAGATACGGCGCCGAAGTGAGCGCGCCGGTCTCGTCCTGCGACCAATAGCGCGCGTCGTAGATCTCGATCTCGCGCATACCCAGGACGCTCTGCGCCAGATTCTTCTGGTACGCGATGTTCTGCAGCGGCAGGATCGAAGTGGGCGAGTTGGGCGGCAGCACGAAGCGCGCGTGCGTCTGAAAATTGGTGGTGGCAACCATGAGGCGGAACGCCGTGGTGCTCATGCTCATGCGGTCGAACTCCTGGCCGTAGCGCACCTTGGCCACGAGCTTGAGCGTCAGGATGTCGTCGACCGGCGTGGCTGTCGCGGCATTGTCCCAGGTGATCGCGACCGTGGGCTTGAGGTCCGCCGGCATGCCCCACGAGACATTGTTCATCTTGATGCCGAGGCGGTCGTAGCTGAAGCCGTCGATGGCCATGGCCACGGCGAGGGCCTCCTTGCGCTGGCGGATGCCGAGCAGCAGACCGTCGACCGTGCGGTTCTCGTACTGAGAGAAGAGGCCGTCGTCGTTCTGGATGCCACCGTTGGCCTCGATGGCCAGCAGTTGGTTGAGCATCTCCTGCGTCAGGTTGACGCCGTGCTTGAGGTTCGGGACCGTCGTGCTCTCGAAGCTCAGCTTGCCGCTCGAATAGACGACGGCGCGCTGGTCATCCGCCACCAGGTCGGCGATCTGGACGCGGCCGAGGAACCGCGCCATGATTTCGTTATCGGCGGCCGGGACATCCTCCAGACGGCTGGAGAAGACGAGCTCTTGCGGGAGCTCGCGGATATCCTGCAGGGCCTGCATGATCCGGTTGACCCTGGCGACTTCCAGGATCTGCAACGCTGCGACCATAGGTCTCTACTCCCGTGCGGTCGCCTGGCCTCTGGCCGCGACCTGCTGACTAAGCGATACGTCGTGATTGGTGCGTGGAACAGGGGACGTGCCGACCGGTGGTG